GTTGCCTCCCCAGATACCATCCCCCTAACGCCGCCAATTGGCAAGCGTACTATTTTTGATTTTGATTAACTTCGCCGCTTGCCAATTCGCGTTCATTGGCTTGCTGGGCGAGGTATGCCGCCACAAAACACGCCTTGTGCCACGGCGTACCTACCAAATGAGCATACGGCCACGCTGCGCAGTAGCATATTTCCTGAGTGTGGATAATATCGATAACGGCTGAGCTGTCGCAATTCTCACCGCAGCCGGGGCAGATTTTATTTCTTCCGTTTGGGTGTGACATTTTTATCCTCCGGGCTATCCGCCCAACGCCCGCCGATAACGCGCGGGTTATTGTGATTGTTCAACGTGCGACGGGTCAACCGTCGCGTGCAAGCCGTTGTTAGGCGGCGTGGTTGATTGCAATGTTTCCCGCGCAAAATTAACAATGTTGGTCGCCGTGTGTCCATTTCTGCCTGTAGTGCGTGCTATTTTTTCCAACGCAGCTCGAAACCGATTAGATTCATCGCGCCACTTGTTGGCGACCTCGTTTGCCAACTCCAACTGATTTCGCGCGTCTCTGGCCTCTTGCTCCAATCGGTCTACAAAATCTAGTATGTATGACATTTTAGCTCCTTTACTGGCGACGGAAGCCACCTAACAAGATATAGACACCTTCCGGCACCATATCATTATAGTGCCAATTTCCGCCATATCAATATGGCCGAAATTGAGCCGTTACTCAATATTGACTATTACTTGTCATTATATCACATAATTAATCGCTGTCAAGTTTTGATTGCAATTTGCTTACAAAATAAGGCAGCGTTGATTTTAACCCCGTCCTGTGATAAAATGAAACGCAACTAAACATAATCTCATTAAGCCCCGGAATGGCCCCGGCCCGTCCTGGGCTTTTTTTATTGGAGCAAAACCATATGCGCCCATCTGTTAACGATGTTCACCAGCCGACCACTGACCGCAAACGCTGTATGACCTGTAAGGACGCGCCCGGCCTTGACGTACTCTGGAAAGAGGGCAGCCGCCGCGCCTGGTTCTGCCAGAAGTGCTTTTTTAAATGGGCCGGACAATATGGCGACCAGATAACCCAGATAGCCGACCTGCAAGGATCGGAAGCGCCGCCGGCCTTTAGCCTGGGGAATATGGGCAAAGAATCAGACAGACCGATGACAGCCCCGATTATCGCCAAAGCAATGGATAAACAGGTGGCCTACGGTTTGATTTTGCGGCCCAACGTACCAGACGCGCAAGGCGACATTTACACCGAATCGGAAGTGGAAAAGGCGGCCCACAGGTACATGGCCCGCAGCGCAGGCCGGGCCGACTGGCTGCACCGGCAATTACTGAGCCGCACCGAGGCGGTGCTTGTTGAAAGTTTTGTAGCGCCAGCCCCGTTTGATTGGAGCGGCTTCAAGGTGCTCAAGGGCGACTGGCTGGGCGCGATGTGGATACCGGACCCGGACAAGTGGCAGCTTGTTAAGAGCGGTCAGATTCGGGCCTTTTCGATTAAAGGCACCGGGCGCAGAATCCCGCTAATGGAGTCGTAATTTGAGACAAGTCATTTCACTGGGGTTGCTGGCCCTGTTAATTGTCGCCCTGTTTGCCAGCGTACCCCAGGCCCAGAGTTGCACAGAGATTCCACCCGGCCCGTTTATAGTATCCAGCCGCTTTGTGGCTTACAGGATAGAGGGGCAGGGACAAACCGGTCAGTGCTGGGTAACTAACCGCGTTGGCTATGAACACCAGCAGCTTTGTGATTACATCGCCTCACTGGACAGCAGCGCCGCCTGCCTGGCCGCCCAGCCGGTAATCTCGCCACTTAGCCCCCCGCGCAGCCCGATATACCTGCCCATAGTCGTAAGGAATCGATAATGCCCCCACAAAGAAAAATGAACCCGTATTCAGAATTAGGCACCACCGCCCTGCCCCGCTTTGGGGGACACGTTACCACCGAGGCGTTAAGAGAATTGCAGGGCGAACAGGGCCGCCAGAAGTACCGCGAGATGCGGCTCAACGACCCGGTTATTGCCGCCATCTTCTTTGCCGTAGGCCACACCCTGAGACAATCCACCTGGCGGGTTACGCCGGTTTCTGATAAAGAGCCGGACATAATCGCCGCCGAATTTCTGGAAAGCTGCATTGATGATATGTCCTTTTCCTGGTCGGACACCATGACCTTTATCATCGACCCAATGCTGGAACAGGGCTTTAGCCTGCTTGAACTTGTCTACAAAAAGCGGCTGGGGGATAAGCCCGGCGCTTACGTAAAAGAACCGGCCAAAAGCAAATACAGCGACGGGCGAATCGGCTGGCGCAAATGGGCACCCAGACCGGCGGAAAGCCTTATGCCGGGCAACGAATGGATTATTGACGAGGCCGGCGGTATTAAGGGCATAAACCAGCTTGACCAATACGCCACGGGCCAGTATTACAGCGTACCCATAGAAAAGATGCTGCACTTCCGTACCACAGTACACCCGGCCAATACGCCGGAGCCGCCCCCGATTCACCGGGCCGCTTACCTGCCCTACCATTACACCAAGAACATTATGGAAATTGAGGGCATTGGCATTGAACGCGACCTGGCCGGGCTGCCCGTGGTTTATCTGGGCAATGACAGGACAACCCAGGGCAGCGACAGCGATTACGAACTGGCCAAAGACCTTGTGACAAACATCAGGGTTGACGAACAGGCCGGGGTTGTGATCCCTGGCCCCAAAATGGGGGGGGGTGCCGCTGAGGGCAACGGCTGGCTGCTTGAATTGTTATCTTCCGGGGGATCGCGCAGTTACGATACCACGGCCATTATAGACCGCTACGACAGGCGCAAGGCCATGATAGTTTTGGCCCAGTTTGTGATGCTGGGCATGCAAAACACGGGTAGTTATGCCTTAAGCCGGCACCAGGGCGACCTGTTTACCCTGGCGGCTTCGGCCTGGCTGCACAACATTGCCGATATTATCAACCGCCACGCTGTACCCCGCCTGTTTTCGCTTAATACATTTAGCGGCTTAACCGAACTGCCCAAATTGCAGCCGTCGCCCCTGGGCCTGCCGAATCTGGAACAGATAGCGGAGTATGTCAACAAGTTGGTTGACAAGCAGGTTTTGACCCCGGACAACGAACTGGAACGACACCTGCGCCAGATAGCCGACCTGCCGGAATTGACGGAAACCGACGGCGACACCCTGAGAAAAGGCAACCCGGAAAGCGAAAGCATTTTATTGTCCCGCCTGCGCACGGCTTTGGAGCCGATGCTTGACCTGGGCCTGATTGCCCCGGACGAACTGGACGGACTGCTGCGACCCACGCTTGAAAAGCTACAGCACAGCCTGGGCCAGAAGGCGGTGGCTAAAGACAACAGTGGGCCGGTTTGTAAATATTGCGGCGCGGAGAAAACCTATAAGCGGGGGGATGGTCTTGTAAGCTGTCCCACCTGTGACGGAATTTTTGACCCAGCCGAGGGTTAAGCCGTGAACGCCAAACAGTACAAACAAGCCCGCAAGCGCAGCCTGGCCCAGAGTAAAAAAGAGCTTGCCCCGCTGCTGGCCAACCTTGACGGGTTGCGCCGCCTGTGGGCTATTCCCGCCGCTGATTTTATCGAAAAAAAAAGCCCGATAGACTGGCAGAACCAGGTCTACCAGATGACCGATGTCCAGAAGTTGGTCCACCTGGCGATGCGCTTTGACGGCGTAGACCAGGACCAGTTACGCTCCCAACTGGTCAAGACCCGGCAAAGGGTTTACCAGGACGAACTGGGGCTGCAAGCCGCCCGCGCCAGCTGTAGTGGCAGGCAGGGTCGCTTAACCACCGGGCAGAGCCTGAGCGACATAAGCCGGGAAAGCGAACTGGACGCCGAATCGATTATCAGCACCTATAACTACGACCTGGGCCGGGCCATCCAGAAGATAGCCGAGGACAACCCCAGCGCCAACCGCAACACCTACGCCAAAGGGTTGAAGGAATGGCACACCCAGCGCGACAAATGGAAAGTGAATCAGATTGCCCAGCACACCGAGGCCACGGCCCGCAGCCGGGCGATGGGCGACTTTTACAAGCACAATGACATAGAGGTTATGGCCAGAGTAGAGCCGCGCACGGCCAGGGGTAAAAGTTGTGACTGCGCCTACTGGATAGGGGTCGGTGATGTTCCGTTTGAATTGACTCAATCCGCGCCTATGCCCCAACACCCAAACTGCCCA